GACAATGGCACAAGTAGAGATGGTTTTGATTTAGAAAGATTAAGAACACATGGCCGTATCTATGGATGCAATGCTTTGTATAGAGATTTTACACCAGATGTATTGTGTGCAGTTGACCAAGGTATTATGCACGAAATATACCAAAGTGGTTATTGTAATGAGAATGAGGCTTACTTTAGAGATTGGACAAAAGTACCTGCTCATCATTATGAAATGATGTTATATGCTGGGTTAAGGCAAACTGAAGTTGATGAAGTAAAAAATAAATGGGACGGTCTATATGAAAATGAAAGAGGCAATGCTACAGAATTTGTAATGCACGGTTCTAATATGGCTGGTATTGTAGGTATTATCAGGCAAAAAGGTGACCAATACGAAAAATATATTAACAAGAGTTATGCTTATGTTAGTTGGCAAAAGCCAGGTGATAAAGCACATAGTATTGTTGAAATGATGGACAAAGATAAAGATTTAGGTTGGGCTTGTGGTGCAATGTCAGGTTATATTGCTATTAAAAAAGAAAAACCAAAAGAATTATATTTGATAGGACATGACCTGAAAAGTAATAATAATAAGGTCAATAATCTATATGCAGGTACAAGGCATTATGTTACTAAAGAACACGCACCTACACCACATATAAATTGGATTCAACAATGGTCACAAGTTTTTATGGACAATCCTGACATTAATTTTTTCAAGGTAAATCCTGATGAAGGTGAAGTTTCTCAACCTATAAATGAATGGAGAAGATTTAAGAATTTATCATATATCAATTATCCTACGCTTGACAAAAGACTAGGTTTATGATATATTATAAACAATGCAAAAGAGAATTAATTACTCTCTTTTTATAGTGCAAGGAAGAGGCTGTTACCAGACAGCCGAACTTGACAGCTTAGAGGTGGTACTCAGGCATGGCTGCTGAAAGGCGTTGTGTCACATCACTCTACCGAGTGGAAGTTGGTTCTTGGCTCATTAGAACAGGTATCTGTGTAGCCGAGTTGGGGGTGTACCCAAGTCCCTCCTATTTCGCATATAATTTTGAAGATAGAGGTAAAACTCTTATAAATAATAATGATACCGATTATACAGGTAACACAAATACGAAATACGATTAATACAAGGAGAAAAATATGGATTTCGATACATTAAAAAGCTCGTCAAGTAACTTTGACAAACTCACAAAGGCTCTGGAACAAAACCTAAATCCAGAAGACCAATCAAACAAAAACAAATATCAGGACGATAGATTTTGGAAACCTGAGATGGACAAAACAGGCAACGGTTATGCTGTTGTCAGATTTTTGCCTGCTGTATCTGGTGAAGATATGCCATGGCAAAGAGTTTGGTCTCATGCCTTCCAAGATAAAGGTGGCTGGTATATTGAGAACTCATTAACAACTTTAGGCCAAAAGGATCCTGTGTCAGAAGAAAACACAAGATTATGGAATACAGGTGTTGATGCTGATAAAGAAATTGCTCGTAAGAGAAAAAGAAAACTCTCTTATTACAGCAATATCTATGTCGTAAGTGACCCAAAACATCCAGAAAACGAAGGCAAAGTATTTCTTTATAAGTTTGGTAAGAAAATCTTTGACAAGATTACAGAAGCGATGCAACCAGCATTTGAAGATGAAACACCAATTAATCCATTTGATTTTTGGAAAGGTGCAAACTTCAAATTGAAGCTTCGTAAAGTTGATGGATATTGGAACTATGACAAGTCCGAGTTTGAGGGTGTTTCGCAGATTGCAGAAACAGATGACCAAATCAAAGCGATTTGGAGTAAACAGTACCCTCTAAAAGACTTTGTTGACCCAAGCAATTTTAAGACCTATGATGAACTCAAAGAGAAACTGAATAGGGTTATTGCAGGCGGACAACAAAGCACGGAAACTGTGGAATCGGCAGACCTCCCGCCTAGCCAACCACAGGCTCCAATGAAAAGTGCTGAAGTCGCTCTACCAAAGTCAAGTGATGTGATGGATTCAGATGATGATGATACACTAGACTACTTTAGTAAATTGGCTGAGGAAGAGTAAATCTCTCCGCTTCAGGTAAACTTTAGCCCACCTACCGAAAGGTAGGTGGGTTTTTTATTGGAATAACATATAAATAGTCATATGGCTAAGACAATATTTGACCCATTAGTAGATTTACAGAATAATAAATTGCGTAGTGCCTCATGGTACAGAAACGCAGTTTCCCTTATTGCCGATAGAATAAGTCGTAGAAAATTGATGTCCGAAGGCAGATTAAATGCACGACCTAGTATAGGCCGTATGAATATGTTTGTCTATGACCCTAAATATAAACAAACTTTACCTTTTTATGATACATTTCCTTTAGTGTTACCACTAGAGCCAATAAGAGGTGGGTTTATGGGTTTGAACTTTCATTATTTACCTTACCCATTGAGATTTAGATTATTAGAGAGATTACAACAATTTACTACAAACAATAAATTTGATAGTACAACAAAATTGTTAGCGAGTTATGATGATGTTAAGAGTATTAATTTAATCAGACCAGCAATTAAGAAATATTTGTATAGTCATGTACAGACAGAATTTAGAAGAATTGATGCAGACGAAATGGCTATCGCAGTATATTTACCAGTAGCAGACTTTAAGAAAAGAAGTATTGGTTCTGTATTTGCTGATAGTAGGAGAAAAATCTAATGGCTAAATTAGGCGACCCAACAGATTTCAGTTATAGAGTAAACAAAGTTTTAAAAGTAATTGATGGTGATACTATTGATGTTATATTAGATATGGGTTTTGATATTCTATACAAACAAAGAGTTAGACTATTTGGTATTGATACGCCAGAAAGTAGAACAAGAGATAAGGTAGAAAAAGTATATGGCCTTAAATCAAAAGAATTTTTAAAAGAAAATTTAAAAAAAGCAAAAAAGATTTCAATTAAAACTTACAAAGGCGATGAAACAGGTAAGTTTGGAAGAATACTTGGTGATGTATGGATTGATGGTAAATCAGTAAATCAATTAATGTGTAATAAACATCATGCTGTCGAATACTATGGTCAGAATAAACAATTAGTTGAACAGGCACATTTAAAGAATAGGAAAAAATTAGATGGCAATTCTTAGAGGCGGTAGACGAATAGGTCCTTTTGATATAAGACTTGGTCTTCCGAGAGATAGGTCTTTAGATGATATTGAAGGCGACCCAAGGTTAAAACGAACACAAGGTGGTAATCCTGAATCTACAATTGGTAGAGTTATGGGTGCTATCGCACAAGGTGAGGGTTTTGCTAGGCCAAATAGATTTCTAGTTGACTTTGTTATGCCAAAAGGTGTTAGTGTTGATAGTGTTGGTGAAGACATATTGTTTTGGGAAGAAATAAAAGATATTACACAAAGCGGCCAACTTTCAGAACAAAGTGAAGTTAGACGAGGTTTAAGAGCATTTGTAGAATCAATTGAAATGCCAGGTCGAAACTTAAACACAACAGATTTTAGAACATATGGACCAAAAAGAGAAATTGTATATGGCCATAGTTATTCAGGTGAGGTTACACTTACTTTTTATGCAGACAAATTTTTAAGACAAAGAAGTTTCTTTGAATTATGGCAAAAGGCAGCCTTTAGTGAAAATACCAACAATGTAAATTTTTATGATGAGTATGTTGGCGCAATTAGAATTTATCAATTAGGCGCATTTGCTGAAGAAAACGATAGAGATAGAATTTCTTATGGTGTACACTTATTTGAGTGTTTTCCAAAAGCTATAAATGCAGTTAACTTTAATCAAGGTTCAAATGATGAGATACACAAGATTAGTGTTACAATGGCATTTAGAAACTGGCAGAACTTAACATTATCACAAGTAAATAACTTTACTGTAGGTGGTGGATTTAAGAAACCAGATGTTATAGCAAGAGATAGAGGTTTGATTGGTAACTTCATAAATAAATTGCCGCCTGAACTGAGAAGAGCAGGCCGTGATGCGGTGAATGTTATCAAACAAAGAGTACCAATTGGTGCGGTGACTGGTGGAAAAGTATTCCCACCATTCTTATAATATAAAAAAGGAGTAAATTATGGCATTACCAGTAGCCAATACGGCGAAATATGAATTGACTTTGCCATCACAACAAAAGACAGTTTCTTTTAGACCTTTTCTTGTAAAAGAAGAAAAGATTTTATTAATGGCCATGGAATCAGGTAACGCTGGTGAAATGTTAAACGCTGTTAAAGACATTGTTAAGAATTGTACTTTTGGTGAAATCGTTGCTGAAGATTATCCTATGTTTGACATTGAATATGTATTTTTACAAATTCGTGCCAAGTCAGTTGGTGAGATAGCAAAAATTAAAGTGTTATGTCCTGACGACAAAAAAACATATGTTAATACTGAAGTAGATTTATCAAAAGTAGAAGTTTATGTTGATGATGACCACGCTAATAATGTAATACTTGATGAGAGTAGAAAATTAGGAGTTGTTCTGAAATATCCTTCATTGAAAGATGTCAATGAGAATATGATGACAGGTAAAATCAAGCTTGATGAGATGTACGATATGATTACCAACGCTATTGAAACAATATACGAGGGTGAGAAAGTATATCAAGCAAAAGATAGTACCAAAGAAGAACTTAGAGAATTTGTAGATAATCTAACGGCAGACCAAATGAAGAACTTAAATAAGTTTTACAATACAATGCCTAGGTTAGAACACAAAATCGAAGTAGAAAATCCTAATACAGGTGTGAAGAGCGAAGTCGTTTTGAAAGGGCTGGCCGATTTTTTCGTATAGCCCTCTCACATGATAATTTAACAAATTATTATGAAACGAATTTTGCATTGATGCAACATCATAAATATTCTTTAAGTGAATTAGAGAATATGCTACCATGGGAGAGGGAAATCTATATTAGTCTGTTAGTGAATTACCTCAAAGAAGAAAAAGAGCGTAGAGAACGAGAAAAACGGAGATAATATGGCGGAAGAACCGATTAAAAAGACAGTTAATATCGACTTAGAAGTTGATACATCTGTTAAGGACTTAGGTCCTAACCCCTATGCTAAATTAATACATTTAGCAAGGGCAGTTGATTCTTGGAGAATATTTCCAAGAGTATTCATTTCAACATACATTTACCTATTATACAAAGTAGTAATTTGGTATATGAACATTCCTGCTCCTACTATGGAACAAAGTGGGCTAGTCAGTATCGTAGTTGGTGCTGGTGCGGCTTGGTTTGGTTTATACACAGGCAGTAGAGCAAAATCAGATAATAAGAAGTAATTAAATGGCAACTGAACTAACACTTAAAGACCAATCAGTAATAGAAATAGGTAAAGAAATAGGCGATAGAGTAGGTGAATTTCAATCTGCTGGAACTGCCTTAGTACCGGCTAATCAAATGGCACCGGCAGGTGCTGTTGCAGCTGAAGTACAACCTATGAATCCTTTTGAAAGTATGATGACTGTATTGTCAGATATTAGAGATGGTATTTACTCATTGGTAGATAAGTTTAGTGAAGGTGTGTCATTACAAGACAAAGCTTTAGACCAACAAGAGATGGCTGCTGATGCAGCTGCTCTTGGTGAAACAGAAGCTGAAATAGAAGCTCCAGGTGCCGAAGATGACGGCGACAATAGAAGTTTTATGGAGAAGGCAAAAGATAAAGTAAGTGGTCTTATGGGTCAAGGTGGTTTTATGGGTCTTCTTATTAAAGGTGGTTTGATTGCAGGTTTATTATTATTAGCAAAAGGTTTGCAAAAATACGGCAAACAAATCGCAGAAGCAGTAACACCTATTATTGATGGTTTAAAAAGATTTTTTAGTATAATGTTTGAAAACATTGGACCATTATTTGATAATGCTGTAGCTATGTTAAAAGATTTATTCGGTGGTTTAATTGATATATTTAAAGGTTTATTTTCAGGTGATTCAGCCACATTCTTTTCAGGTGTAAAAAAACTATTTGTAGATTTTCCTATAAAATTAGTATCTTATCTTGGTGAAGCATTTTTTGGTTTATTAGAGGCAGCCCTAGGTGCTTTTGGTATTGAATCAGAAATGGTAACTGATATTAAATTATTTTTTAGACATTTACCAGAAAAAATTAGTCAACTGTTTACAGATATTGGTAATTTCTTTACAGTAACTATTCCTACAAAAGTAAAAGAGATTAGTGATAGTATTAAAAACTTCTTTGATGAGTGGTTAATCACACCATTTAAGAACTTCTTTAATAGTATCGGTACTTTCTTCACAGAAACAATACCTAATAAAGTTACAGAAATTTCAGATAGTATATCAGCAAAATTTACTGAAATCAAAGATAGTATTATTGATTTTGCAATGGCGCCTTTTAGAAAAATCAAACAATTAATGCAAGATTTATTAGTGGGTATTTTAGAATCAGTAGAAGGATTACCTTTCATTGGCGACAAAGCAAAAGCTCTTAAAGAAAAAATTATAGGTGATAGTGGCGGCACAACCATTAAACAAGAAGGCGGTGATGCTTCCGTTGCTGAAGCAATTGCACAAGAAGATGGCAAATGGGTTAAAACAATTAATGTAGATGATAAAGGTAATGTTTTAAGTCCTGTTGACGGTAAGATGATGAAAATTGGTGATGAAGAACAGGCTAAAATTATGGCAAGTGAATTAACAGGTATGGGTCAAGGCACATATGAACCTGTATATGATGATGGTGGATTTTTTGGTAGAGCATTTTATAGAATTAGAAAAACAGGTGAAGAACCTGTGTCAACTGTATCACAAGGTGCAACAGGTGATATGTCAGATATAACAGGCGACCCTCAAACTGTTACTGTAGATGCTATCGCAAGTGGTAAAAATTTAAATACTGAAGGTGCTGAATATGCGGCTGCAATGCAAGGCGGTGGCGGAAATACAAATGTAAGCACAGGTGGTAATGTGTCATCAACAACACAAAATAGTGTCAATCAAACTATTATCGCAGATGAAACAATGACAGGTGATAGAGGCATGAAAGATGCCATTTACGCCTAGTAAATACCTAATTCTTTTTCAGTAAACACTTTAAATTCTAAATTATTATCTTCACAATATTTTTGTGCCGCTTTCCATTTTGCCATATTGCGTATAAACTCCACACTTTCACGCATGAACGCC